GACAGATGCACGAGCTATTACCAGTTTCGGATGCAAATACGAAACGGGCAATACAGTTCTGTCAGGCGCCGCCGACACATCGTATTTCAATACCGTGATGAACGCCGTCATCTCCTATATTGCACTACGGGTTAAAGGTATGCCCCCTGTGCAAGCTTTTAATAGCTTAGGGTTTTATGGAGGTGACGATGGGCTGAACAATAAAGTTGACGCGAAGACGCTAGAGAAAGTCGCGAATCGGCTTGGCTACGCAATCAAGGCATGTACTATTAACGCCAGCCAACCAGTTCCCTTCTTGGGTAGAGTCTTTCTTGACCCTTGGTCAACGGATGCTAGCATCTGTGACGTACCAAGGAGACTCAGAACTTTACATCTCACTGCGACTCCAATCTCCGTGCCCAATGACTACATCTTATTTCGTAAGGCCGAATCTTACCTGATCACTGACACCAACACGCCACTCATCCGCGAGTGGTCACACGCAGTTTTGCGCATTGTTGGACCCAAGGTTAAGATCGATAAGTACGAACCGCATATTCGAAACAACCTCCCTTACCTTATTGATCCAAAGAACAACTGGACCATGCCGGTCGGGGTTGAAGTAGATTATTGCAACTCATTCATCGCCTCACAATTAGAGATATCATTGGACAAACTCTTGCGCCTCAAAACCGCCCTCACCCGCATACAACAATTCGACGACCTGTCCCAGTTAACGCTGGATGCAGACGTTAAAGTTGTAGTACCCGCGGTTGTGGGTGGCAACATTTTACAACCGTAAGTTTAGCCCAGGGTCGAACGTTCTTCTAACCCATTGTCAAGAGTGGGTGCCGTAAAGAAATTTACACCAATGCCACAAAAGCGATTACAACCCAAACCCAAACCGAAACGTCGTACCACCAACAGACCAGCTAATGGACTCAAAACTGCTGTTAGAACACCTGGCACGATCATTCGAGCGCTCCAGAAAACACCTAAACAACCAGCTAACCTATCTCATTATGTTACTTGTAGGACTAATCCTTTCCATGGTCATGGCGGTTCAGCTATACCGGACGGCAAGAACGCCAACTTCGTCGTCACCGACACCTTCAGTGTCAACAACTTCTCCCCAACCGCCGCTGGCCAGACCATTGTTATCCAGACCCTCAACGCTCTACCCGCGCTCTCTATGATTGGTTCCACGACCAATTTTATTGTTGACGGAGTAACTGTCACGGGACTGGGAGCCTATCAGCCAAGCGCCTCAACTGCCGCCAACTCTAGTTGGTACCCCGCGTCCATTCCACCACCAATGGTTGGAACCGGACTCCTAGGTGCTGGCTTCATGGATCCCTACAACGCTGCTACGGCACGGATGATCTCTGTTGGCTACCGGTTAATCTACACTGGCCCTGCCACCACTTGCTCTGGCTCAATCACGGTTACACCCAACCCCATAGCCTGGGGACAAACCGCGACCAGCGCAACAGGAAACTTTCAGATTAAACCACCGTTAACCACCGGAGTGCCCGTTGCTACAGCGCTTGCCGCCGGCACAACGTTGATTGATTGTGACATAACCGTCAACCCCACGGCCATGACGCGTGCCTCGAAAACTTTCCGCCCCGAGCAAGGTGTCTATGTCGTTCCTACTCATCGCTCAACCAACTTTGCGATGCAGCCAACCTATGTCTGCCCTCTCGCACCCGTCCCCAACCTCAACTTATCCACGGGTGCCGTTGACATCACCACACTTCTCCGTATTTATGGTGGTGGCAATCCAGGCGTAGTTTGGTTCGACAATGACTGGACCACCTACTCAATAGTCCTCACTGGTGTCAATGCTGACGCTTCCTTTCGCTTGGAGACAGTACTATGCATGGAATATAACCCATCTATATCTTCAGCCTTCTACCCCCTATCCATCAAACAGTCGCCGAACAATCCTGGTGACGTTAAAGCAGCCGATGACAAGAACAAGAATAATGATATTAAATCATCGAGCTAGGGAGGTACGGGGTTGAACGTGCAAG